ACGAACTCTCTGTTAACGATTCCGTCTTCCTTAAAAGACGGCCGCCCATCCACGCTTTATTTGAATCGAGCGCGGAACAAAGATTACAGACGGGTCAGAGAAAGGTGGAGAAACAAAGTTTCTCATCAATCTCTGCCAGCCGTCGAGTTTAGACTTAACCTTCCTAGAAGAAAGGCTAGGGAGAAGAAACTCGACTCGCTGGTAATCTCTGTTGAACCTCCTCCGAAACAAAGGTCTATTAAGGACCTCTGCCTGAAGAGGAGAATTCACGAGTTTACAAGGGTATGGTGCTACAGAGGTGCCATATGGTATATTACCATATAGCTTCTGTAATTCCATATCGAGAAACTCGCTACTACCTACATATCCACGTAGCGCTAATGCGTTACGCAAATGGAGATAGGCAACGTAGGCAGAACCGTCAGTCTTGCGGTCTGTCCAAGGGGATTTTAGGCGAAGAGGAGTTACGTCGGTGCCTTTGAAAGCATCGACGCCACAACTTTCGCGGAAAAAGCCCTCGGTACAAGATTTGTCTCTGTTGACCAATAAGCCAACAGATTCAAGAGCTTGTATGCTTAACTCTGCGTACTTCGTGGGAACGATAATATCGTCCCCATATACGTACACAGAGTCACCCGCTAATTCCAGTGGAAGTTGAGTACGATCCACTATAGCGGAAACAATGACCACCCAAAAGATAAACGCTTCGACGGGAAAGCATAAAGCTGATCCCATCGGCGCAAACTTGAGGAGTGAGACAATTCTCCCATCCGGGAGTTTAGTTTCCGTCGTACGACAAGCCTCTAATGCTCCAAGAAGTATAGGCAGATCTGCAAAGATCCGACTAACCAACTGGAGGGAGACTCTGTCCGACGCATCCTTGAGATCAATGGTAGCATAGCATTGACTAGCAGAGCTAGTTTTAGCAAGGCCACTATTAATCTCTTGGCGGGTAAAGTTGACTTTTCCTCTCGTATATGTCGATACATATTCGAGATGGTTGGCCAGCTTTCGACCAAGACCCTGTTGAATCCATTGAAACTCAAGGGGTTCACAGGAAATGAGTCGCGGACCGCGTGAATCTTTCGGGACCAACACAACCTTAGATTGCCCATTAAAATGAGTAATTGTAGGGACGTGAAGGAACCGATCGAACATAGTGGATCGAAAATCCGTGAGGAAATACCTCGCGAATTCATAGACGGACTCGATTGTTCGATACCTTCTGGTAAAATACCATTTTGCATCGAGCTTCTCGCCCGTCGCCACTGCTCCGGGACCATGTCGCGGATGAATGTCTTTATGGTTGAAACCATGGAAGACCTTCCTTGTGATAATCTTGGCTAACGCTAAAATATCGTTAGCCAGAGGAATATCCAAGAGCTCGAGTTCCTTCTCTGTAGAAATAAATGTATCGATTACTCGATCATTTTCTTTAGCAGAATACGGAAGTTCAAGCTTGTACGCGAAATAGAGAACCTGCCTTAAATGGCTAATAGCCTCGGCAGGGACTACGTCCCGAAGTAAACTGTCTTCGTCGAAGACTAGGTTAAAATATACCTGCATAAAAGCGGGCATATTTGGCGACTTACCTTTCCCAAAGGAGAGGGGTCGTTTGAACCTACCACTCACCAAACCTCGGTCAAGAGCTTTTCCCAAACTGGGTAAGGTCTTGGTCAAGAAGGCGAGGCCCTCGTTCGAAACACGCGACTTAAGGGTCGCAACGTCTCGATTGAGGTTCTTCACTGATGACAGCTTGAGAGGATCGCAACGAACCAGTTGCAAATGCAGGCCGAGATAAAACTCGTCTTGGCTTTTCATCTTCGCCTTTCGGTGTAAGAATCCAAGGCCAACTGCTTGCTGTGCTTCTCACGACACGCACAAAGCTTCTTTCGAGAGAAACGAAGTTGAGAAAGGGGTCGTTGTTACGACCCCAGACAAAACCTCGCTGATATGAGCCAAAAGGACTCGAAAGTCCCCAAAGCTTAATACCGAGTCTCACGACTCTCCTCTTAAGATCGCATCGACGTTCGCATGGGTAGCGTAACCGGTGATAGCACCGTCCGATAGAAAATCAACCATATGGGAAACCAAATTGGCGATGATCGTCGGAGTAACTGCTACATCCCTAGGAATGTTAAGTGTGAAATTCACATTAACAGTCCGGGTACCGATTGCTGCGGCCACCGTCTGATTAAATTGAATCAGATGGCGGTCGATGAGGGTAGGCTCTTTACCTGTAACACTATGCTTTATTACAAGCGTAGTGGGCAGGGCGAGAGTCGTCGCCACATCGAGTCGACGTGATCCATCCTGGCTATTCGAAACCAGTTTGAATACAACGTCAGTTCCGTCAGCTTTATCGAGCGTAATGTCGCTTGCAAGCATGTTAGCACCTCGCACTAGCTCTCAATAACTACTTACAAAAAGTAAATAGAGAGTGAAAGCGACTTCGCAACATGTGCGTGTTTAGCGTAGCTGATCTAGCAACGCTAAAGAGAGCGCCTGCTGCTTCGGAGTCAGTGTCAAATCTGTTGCAAAAACAGATGACACTGGGAGACCTATATTACGTGAAAACCTACGGATACTAACCTGGCCTGCGAATACTTTCGTACTCGCAATGTTAGGATAGAAATCTTGATCCACTAGATACACATACTCATCTTTAAATGAGTTTACTGTATCCCGCAAGGACCATTCACCCCCGAAGGGTTGAATGGCTAGTGAATTAAGCAGCTTGCCAACCTTGAAAAACCAATCAACCACGAAAGAATAGGGAATTGCTTCCCAAACTATCGCGGCTGGGTTGTTAAGTCCAAGAGCTGCAGCGTAGGCCTTAATGTTGCTCGACATGTCACTTAGGCCCTCCAATTTTTGGATTAGTTTAGTGCTTGCACTAAACGTGCCTTTGTAACCAACTCTTCTAAACTTCCAGTTGCAACCGCCAGCAGTGAACGGATCTAAATCCGCACCCTGATGGATGTCAAAGTTGGGAGAGCCTGTTGGCTCATCAACCTTGCGACTGAAATACAAGCCTACTTCTTTGCCAAATGTCTCGCGGAGGTATTCTAACCTCTTTGCGACAGTTGCCATTAAAGTTAGCATCTTGCTCACATCGCCAACGAAAGGCTTTATGCCAAATTCGAAGGCGAGGAAATTAGAAGAGGCTGTCTTCACCACGGACGATTCAATCTTGGGAATCATTCCCTTGATGTCTCGTAACTCATACAGAAAATTTCCAACGGAAAATTCTGTAGGAATTTGGTCATGAAAAGCATTAAAAGCTTCTACAGACCACGAGGAGAATTGAGCAGCAGTAGGTGTCACAATCATACCATTAGTGTGCATCAAACTAGGATCAATGAGAACGGGATAGCTATCCAATTGAGATATGGAAGCTCCGTCTGCATTGTAAAAGTTTGAAACTCGGCTGACAGTCGAGTTCATGACTACTTGATAAGCGGGATTAATTCCCTCTGGGTTTCCAACTACATCGCTCATAAAGCGGTAGTAAGAAGGCCACGTGGGATGAGGCGCCACGAAATTAAGAGTAAGATGGGAATTACCACCATCATACTTAAAATGACGTGACGTACTTATCACACTATCAGTAAGTAGTCGAATGCGCGATGGCATGAAATAGTCCTCCTATTATACACACTCCTTTTGAGCATGTTTTTCAGAGAGGTGGGGCGAAAG